AGTCAATTCACCCATAACATTATTATCAAATGCTATTACTTCGCCATCCGAAACGTGAACAGCTTCTTCTATCCACGGACCACCAGCAGGAATTGGTGCATCCGTCATATAGAGACTCTCTAATGTATCGCTATCAGCGTGTTCAAAAAGAAGCACTTTGCAATTAGCATTTTCTGTAGCAACCCAAGTCAAATCAATAAAGTCCCAATATTCTCCAGAAGCATTCTTAAGTCTGGCGTAAACAGCTGCATCACCCAGCCCTTTAGTCGTTCTAACAAAAAATAGCATTCTAACCTCTCACTGCCTCGATGACTCTATCTGCAGTCACGAAGACATTGGGATCATATTTCAGACCATCCCAAATTTGAAATTGATGCTCGCGTAAATATTTTCTTGCTTTGAGTAAATTCATGTTTTCCTTATAGCCAAATATATTAGGGTCTGAAATTCCGAACAAAACAATGCCCGGTTTTTTCACTAAATGCATAAGATGCGGCAAGAAATTATCACCCGAAATCCAAGTATAACACCGAGCATCTGTTATGAGTTCCTTGATTTTTTTTAAAGATAGATTCTTTCTAAAATCATTCGTTAGTTGTTCTTCACCGTCAACCCCTATTTGAATAATGTCCCAATCTTTGGCGAGGTCTTCGATAACCTTTGGCCAATTCGGATAATTTTTTGGATTATATGATTTATCTCTTAATTCTTTTGACCAAGGTGAAATTACAATGTATTTTCTTGACATGTGGCAGGCCTCCTTTTCTTCCAAGCCAATCTCATTTTCTCTCGAGATGAAGACGAATGTTTTTTATTATAAAAACTATTTTTTTCTCCCATTTTTGATAGCGACATTTTTCTTTTTGTTTCGTCTGAAAATTTTCGTCCCTTGTTCGCAATACTAATCTTCTTGCGAGCTTCATCTGTGTGAAATCTTCCATACATCGGGTGATTTTCAATATTTTCAAAAAATTTCGTTATTTTCAAGCTTATAATATTTTTAGTTTCAATTGAATGATGTTTCCCGTACATGGGATTGTTTTCTCGAATGCGTCTCTTACCAGCTTCTGACATCTTTCTTTTTGTTTCGTCGGAGCGCTTATTTCCTAATTGCTTACCCACGCAGGCATCGCTTATTTTCTGTTTTATTTTGTCGAGATTGGGATTGTTTGTAAGAGTATCTCCTCCCTCGCCACCCGTAGCAATGTTGTAGCTGTTTTCTCCTGAATATTCATTTATCCAAAACTTTTCTTTTTCGTTCATTTCTTCTATAGAAGAACATACACAGATAATTTCTTTCTTAAAGTTTTCGATTCCGTATTTATGAATAGCTTTTCGTAAAAGTAAACCAGAACCAAAATATTTAGGATCATCTTTCGTCGATTTTCCAATATATGTTTTACCATTTATTAGGTTCGTTGTTTTATAGATTATCATAATTATTCGTCTAAATATATTTTTTTATAGGCTTCTACAATGTGTTTTTTCCATCTGTATCTCGTGCACCACTCATATAAACCTGTTTCTTTTACACCGAACGAAGCCGCTTCTTGCAATGGTCTAACAATAACGTTTTCGATGTCTTGAAAAACCTCTCCATAAACGCAGAACAAAACTAGCGTTTTACATCTCTTTAGAAGCTCAGGAACTATATTCATAAAAGCAACGTGGTCACCAAGCCCGTGTGAAAGAGCGATAAACCTGTAGCCCCATTTTCTTAATTCGTTTCTAAATATTTGCTCATCTTTTTCCCATAACGACTTATCTGTCTCTGTTCTAATACCTCCGGACGGATTTCTGTAGTGCCATGTTACCGCCGATCTATCAACTAAAAGCTTGTAGCCAGCTCTAAATAATCGATGCGTAAATATTGTTTCTTCTCTATGAGCAACTTTGGAGAGCTCTAAACAATAATCGACTATGTTCGTTCGATATAAGAAGGAACTATAAAGATGCTCGACCTCTTGAACTCCTTCTCCAACAGCCCATTGCAAATTAGGGAACATGTTCACTTCTAAAAGTCGCGTGCCATAACGATCAGAGTTAGCTTGGCCTCCAGGAGTTACAACCGAGCCTGCAACAGCTCCCACATCATCCTTCATGTGCGAAAGAAGCTTTTCCAAAACGTCAGGCATAGCGACTGTATCATCATCAAGCCGCCATACAAACTTGAAGTCTGATGTGTTTGCCTGTTGATGAGCGTGATGTTGACCGATTCCATTCGTAAATTTTACTTCCCATTTTATGCCGACTTCATCTAGTGTCTTAAAGAAGTATTGATACGTCGGATATTTCCGTAAATCAAGATGCTCTCCGTCATCATATATTATAAGCTTATCGGGCTTTACAGTTTGTGAAATAACTGACTGTATTGCCAACGGAAGTGTTGTAAAATAGCGGCCTTTCGTTGGTATGACGCACAAAATGCCACCTGATAATTTCGATTTATATTTATTTGTTAAAATTTCGGTGTTTCGCTGAATATTAGCTGCATGATTAGGATCGTCATTAAGTGTTCCTTCACCTTTATGATAAATGGGGACTGATCCTAAATTTATTTCTCCTTCTGGAGAAGGGCCCTTGAGATCACCTACGACTGCAATTTCATAGCCTTCTTCTTCTGCTCTAATGCAGAAATCAGTATCTTCTCCTGCACCTTCAAGAAAAGCTTCATCAAGTAAACCGATCTTTTCAAAGAGCTCTCGCTTTATCATTGCGCAAAAGAATACAATGAAATATCTATCAACGCACGGACTAAAATTCTTTAAAGGCCCGGCAATTCCTACAGAAGAATCATTAAACTTTTCTAAATGCATATTTATCAAAGCATCTTTTTCTTGCTCCAATAAAACAGTGTCGTTATTGAGAAGCAAAATATAATCGCCATGAGCTACTCTTATTCCTTCATTATACGCTCTTGGAAAGCCGAGCGGTTGATTAAACCAAAGAAGTCTAAAAGGTTCACCAAGCGATTTTACGTATTCTTTCGTCCCATCAGTACATCCATTAGCTACGATTATAACTTCTTTATCTTCTAAATTAACATACTTTATAATTGATTCGATGCATGGTTTTAAGTAGTCGTCTAGATGATTTAATGTTCCAATGACAATTGAAACCTTCTTTTTATATTTCTTTGATAGAAGTTCTAAATTGCCTTTAAATGTCGAGTCCCAATCCCCCACTAATGATTTGTCGTTTACTGTTATTTCACCTCTGTGGTGAATCGGAACAGAACCTATAACCTGATGTGTGTTAGGGTTTTTTCCTGTCATTTCTCCGGCAATAGCGAGCTTGAATCCAGCGTCCTGTGCGCGGATGCAATAATCTATGTCTTCAGAGCTTCCCTGTCCAAAAACTTCATCTAAATAGCCAATTTTTTCTATAACTTCTCTTTTAATCATCGCACAAAAAAAGATTATAAATTCGCTATTGACAACTTCGCTACGAGATTTTATCGGGCCTACAATACCGACTTCGGGGTCATTAAAATGCTCGAAATGCATGCTCAATAATTGATCAGTTTTTTGTTCTAAAAGTGTTATATCGTTATTAAGTAGCAAAACATAATCATATTTTGCCGCTTTCATTCCCTCGTTGTATGCTCTTGTTGCACCAATTGCTTCGTCAAACCAGAGCAATTTGAAGGGCTCGCCTAAGCTTTCTACATACTCACGAGTTCCATCGGTGCATCCATTGGCAACAACAATGACTTCCCTGTTACCCGTCGATAAATTGCAATACTTCTTAATCGATTCTATACATGGCTTTAGACAATCATCAAGATGATTATACGTCGCAATAACAATCGAGCATGACGTTCTATTATCAATTCGTTTTTGTACATCTTGATACCATTTTGAATTCCACTTCTTACCGAGGATCAATGCATTACGATTGAGCTTCTCCATCATATTTTCCATCTGAACAATAGTTGCACCGCCCTTATGCATGACGGGAAGATCTGGAATGTCGATCAGCTTGTATCCCGCATTTACAATCTTTATACATAAGTCTACGTCCTCGCATGTTCCATCAGCAAAGACCTCATCAAACATTCCGACTTCTTTAAAAAGCTTCTTCTTCATCATAGCGCAATAAAGGATCACAAAATCTCTATCTGTTTCCATATTGTGACGAATCTGTTTGCCAACAATACCTATTTTTGAATCCGACTCCATGACTGCAAGCATTTGAGTAATCACATCTCCTTGAATGAACGCATCATTATTCAGAAATAGGAGATATTCACCCGTTGCTATCTCTGATGCTGCATTCGCGGGAATAGCAAAACCCGGTTTCTCGAACCAAAGAAGTTTGAAATTTGGTCCGAGGCTTTCAACATACTCCCTTGTTCCGTCTGTACATCCATTAGCTGCAATGATAACTTCGCAGTCGTCGAAGTTCACATATTTCTTCAATGC